TGGTAAGTGTAACTCAAATGAATGTAAAAGTAATGCGTACAAACATTGGTGAGGAGGTGATCTTTACCCTCATCAATGAAGATGAAAAGACTGTTGAGATTGAAAATCCTCTGGTCGCTATGCCAAATGCACAGGGTCAAGTTGGATTTGGTCCCTGGTCTTTTCTCCAAAAGAAAAATACAACCCTCACTGTTGATAAGACTTTTGTCGTCTGTATCTACGAGGCAGAAGAGGAGATTGTAGAAAATTATGAGAAGATCTTTAATCCTGACAAAATTCAAACACCTAGTAAGAAACTGATTCTATGAAAAAACTATTCTTAGTTTTGGCTGGTAGTTTTATGTTTACTGCACCAGCTATGGCACATGATAAACATTTTTTTCATGAGCATGTAGTAGAATTTCATGAATACTATCATGGACATTCTCGGTGGTATCTACCCAGTCATAACCACTGCCATAGACACAAGAAAAAGAGTTACTCACACTGTCATCGACATGTCCATGGTGGTCCAGGACTGAAGGGACATCATGGTCGTAAGAAGATGCATGATACATTCTATCAACCCCATATTGACTTTCACTTATATACCCATTGATGGAACCCGAACTGAAGGATTGGCTCAACTCTATCAACTTCAATAAGGATGACCTTACTGAGGATGATGAGAACATCATCAAGTCATATCCCCCCTTTATTATTAACAAATGCCTGTCAGGTCACCTTGACTCTGTACTCTTTGCCAATGAGATGAACCGATATCATTTCTTGGATAAAGATATGCAATATAAATTTTATCTAAATATATTGAGAAAAAGGAAGAGATTCTCTCCTTGGATTCGGAAAGATAAAGATTCCGACCTTGATATTGTAAAATCATACTATGGTTATAGTAATGAGAAGGCACGTCAAGTCATGAAAATTTTATCTACTGAACAAATCAACTACATGAAACAACGACTTGACACTGGTGGTAAAAAATGACACAAACAACTGAACCTCAGGTTTCTTGGTCTCAAGATAAGATGATTGAGGTCAAGTTAAACGAACCTGATGACTTCTTGAAAGTGAGAGAGACTCTTACTAGGATTGGGGTTGCGTCCCGTAAAGAAAAGAAACTTTACCAATCCTGCCATATTCTCCATAAGCAGGGTAAATACTACATCGTACACTTTAAGGAGTTATTTGCTCTCGATGGCAAATACGCTAATCTTACTGTTAATGATGTTCAGCGTAGGAATCGTATTACTCGGTTGCTTTCTGATTGGGGACTCGTTTCAGTGGTTGTCGAAGACAGTATCCTTGATATTGCACCTTTGAATCAAATCAAAGTTCTTCCTTATCGTGATAAGAACGACTGGGTATTGGAACAAAAGTATAATATTGGTAAGAAGGGTAAGGAAGAAGAGTCTAAATAAGTCTGAGTCTTTCGTGCAGACTCTACGAATGTCGGAAACCCGTATGAGGGAGTGTAGTTTTCACTACACCCCTCTTTTTTGTATCTGTTATAATTAGTATGTGGTTGCCGAATGGGACCACAACTAACATACTCGCTTACTAAGGAGAACTATGTCTACACTAGCAAGGTACAATGTTGCCAACATCGACCAACTGGTTGATAGAATCGCAAGAAATAGTATTGGAATGGAAGACTACTTTAATCGTGTCTTCACTCATGAAACAAACAACTACCCACCATACAATCTAGTCGCTGTAACTGAAGACGAGTTCAAACTAGAGATTGCATTGGCTGGGTTCTCAGAGACCGATGTGAAGGTCTTCACAGAACGTGGTAAACTGGTCATTGAAGGATCTAAGTCCACTGACACCCCTGATGACGCATACGTCCATCGTGGACTCGCACAGAGGTCTTTCACAAGGGCTTGGACCATCGCTGACGATACCGAGGTCAAGTCTGTTGAATTTGTGAATGGTCTCCTCACCGTCACCCTGGGTAGAATTGTCCCAGAGAAACACCAGAAGAGATTCTGGTATGGGACAGACGAGACCGATAAATAATCCATATCGTCGCCGCTGGGGTTCAATGGCCAAATCCATTGACACCCCTCTTTTTTTATGCTATACTTTAATCGATAGAAAACTACCTATGCCTAAGAAAGTAAAGAAAGATAGTAAGGGTCGTGAAGAGGAGTGGAGTTGGGAGGAGACTCCTGAAACTATTGAAGCACTGAAGAAACTTCATGCAACCAAACGTCTTCATGAAGATATTCGTAAAGCCGAAGCTGAAGCGGCACCTGATTATGGAGTTGGAAAATGACAATTAAACTTGTACTACTAAAGTCTGGTGAAGATGTCATCTCTGATATGACTGAGATGGTTGCAAACGATCGGGTCATTGGGTATCATCTTAAATACCCTTGTGTTGCAAAATTGATTGGTACTGACACTGAATCTGTTGGTCCATCTCAGGAACCATTTAAACTGAGATTGACACCTTGGATGCCATTGAGTAAGGATACAACCATTCCTGTCGTGGCTGATTGGGTTATCAGTATCATGGAACCAATTGATGATTTGAAGGAAACTTACGAGAACGGTATTAAGAGTTATGAAGAACGTCAAGATTCTGTGTCTGACGACGAATCAGATTCTGATCAGTCAGATTGAAGAGGTAACATCAGAACTGGGAGAACCAGACTGTAAACTGATTGAACCATTTGTGATTTGTGATGATGGGACTCTGACTCCATGGTTGTTGGAATATACCACTCAGAATGATTTCATGATTAGTTCTGACAAGTTGTTGACTATTGCTGACCCCAATAGTAAATTGAAAATCAAGTATGAGGAATTGTTGAAGTGAGGTTTTATACCAACGTCCAGATGATTGGTAACAACTTTCTCGTTCGTGGATATGAAGACGGACGGAAGGTGATGTTTCAGGAAAAATATAACCCTACTCTCTTTGTCAAATCAAGGAAAGAAACTAAGTGGAAAACACTTGAGGGTGAACATGTTGAACCTATTCAACCTGGGTTGGTAAGAGACTGTAGAGACTTCATCAAAAAGTATGATGGTGTAGAGGGATTCAAAGTCTTTGGTAATGAGAGGTATCAGTATCAGTATATCTCTGACAAGTATCCTGAAGAGGAGATCAAGTTCGATATCAACAAAGTCGGATTGGTCACGATGGATATTGAGGTCCAGTCTGAGGAGGGGTTCCCTAGTCCTGACTCATGTTCTGAAGAGATGTTATCCATCTCGATTCAAGACTATGCAACCAAAGCAATTACCACTTGGGGTCGTCATCCCTATACTCCCACACAGAAGAATGTAACTTATCACTATCACAGTGATGAAGTTGCGATGCTTGAGTCTTTCCTTTATTGGTGGGAACAGAATACTCCTGATGTGATTACTGGGTGGAATGTTCGTTTGTACGATATTCCATACCTCTGTGGTCGCATCTCACGCATCATGGGTGAGAAGAAGATGAAACAACTCTCACCGTGGAAGATGGTAGACCATGAGATGATTGGTATCTCTGGTCGTGAATACAATGTTTATTCAATCGTTGGTGTTACCACACTTGACTATCTGGAACTCTATAAGAAGTTTACCTATGTGAATCGTGAGTCCTATCGACTGGACTTTATTGGTGAGGTTGAACTGGGACAGAAGAAACTGGACCACAGTGAGTTCGACACCTTCAAAGATTTCTATAAGGGGAACTGGAAGAAGTTCATTGATTACAACATCAAGGACGTGGAACTTGTTGACCGTTTGGAAGACAAGATGAAACTGATTGAGTTGGTCATCACCATGGCATTTGACGCAAAGGTGAACTTCATTGATCCTATGGCTCAGGTCCGTATGTGGGACACGATTATCTACAACTATCTTAAGAAGAGAAACATTGTTATCCCACCCAGAAACAGGTCTGAGAAGAGTGATAAGTTTGCTGGAGCATACGTCAAAGAACCTAAACCAGGTGTCTATGAATATGTGGTTTCTTTTGACTTGAATTCCCTGTATCCTCACCTGATGATGCAGTACAATATCTCTCCTGAGACACTTATGGATGAGAAACATCCTAGTGTTACAGTGGATAAGATTCTGGATGAGAAACTCAACTTTGAACTTTATAGTGACTATGCGGTCTGTGCTAACGGAGCTATGTTCCGTAAAGATACTAAGGGTTTCCTACCTGAATTGATGGAGAAGATGTATGCTGACCGTAAGGTCTTCAAGAAGAAGATGTTGAAGTCTAAGCAACAACTGGTGGATATTGAAGCTGAAATGAAACGACGAGGTATTAAGTAATGGGATATCTGATTGGTGGTGCTGGAGAAGGACCTGAACAGAAGATTATTGAGTCTTCTGATAATCCATACGAGAAACTCACTGACAGTGAGTTGAGACAACTTAGAGATCAGACAGAGAAGGATGTTGCTAAGTTCAACAACTTCCAGATGGCTCGTAAGATTGCACTGAACTCTGCTTATGGTGCAATTGGTAATCAGTATTTCCGTTACTACAAACTTGCTAATGCTGAGGCGATTACTCTATCTGGACAGGTATCTATTCGTTGGATTGAGAATAAAGTAAACGGTTACCTAAATAGTTTGTTACAGACAGAAGATGTTGACTATGTCATCGCATCTGACACTGATTCAATTTATCTTAATTTCGGACCTCTTGTTGATAAATTTTTTAGCAATAAGTGCGGCGAAAAGACTAAGATTGTGGGGATCATTGACAAGGTCTGCCAGGACAAACTGGAACCGTTTATCGAGAAGAGCTACCAGGAACTTGCGACGTATGTAAACGCTTACGATCAAAAGATGCAGATGAAGCGAGAGAACATCGCTGATCGTGGCATCTGGACAGCAAAGAAACGATACATTCTCAATGTGTGGGATAGTGAGGGTGTTCGTTACGAGGATCCAAAACTGAAGATCATGGGTATCGAAGCTGTGAAGTCTTCGACACCTGCACCATGTAGGGACATGATTAAAGGTGCTCTCAAGTTGATGATGAGTGGAACTGAGGAGGATGTCATCAAGTATATTGATGACTGTAGATCCAAGTTCAATAAGATGTCACCTGAAGAGGTTGCTTTCCCTCGTAGTGTTTCGGATGTGAATAAACATAAGAACCACGCAACCATCTATGGTAAAGGGTGTCCAATGCACGTTCGTGGTTGTCTCCTACATAATCACTTGGTGAAGGAGATGAAACTGGAATCCAAGTATTCCTATATCAACAATGGTGACAAGATCAAATTCATCCACCTGTCTAAACCAAATCCCATCAGGGAGAACGTGATTTCGTTTGCCTCCGACTTTCCATATGAGTTTGGACTTGGCAAATACATCGACTATGACCTACAATTCAACAAAGCCTTCCTTGAACCTGTTAAGGTAATCCTTGACGCTATTGGTTGGAATGTTGAGAAAACAGTAAACCTAGAACTTTTCTTCGGATAAATGGACCTACCAATCAACGACAAAGAATTGGCGACTATCGTAAGTGCTCTCCGCCTTGGTGGTGATGCCGCTCTTTATCAAAAGATCAATAAGATCAAAGAGATTCGTGATGCCAACCCTGGTGGTCCATACAAGAAGATCGCTCGTGAACAATTTGGATTTGTACTCTAATGGATTTTTTAAAGGATATTGTAAAAGAGATCGGAGATGACTACACCCAGCTCGCATCGGACATCGACGAATCAGAATCATATGTTGACACAGGTTCGTACATTTTTAACGGACTTGTTTCAGGGTCTATATTTGGTGGTGTATCTGGGAATAAGATTACTGCCATTGCTGGTGAGTCTAGCACTGGAAAAACTTTCTTCTCGCTTGCAGTTGTCAAAAACTTCCTGGATTCTCATCCTGATGGGTATTGTCTATATTTTGACACTGAAGCCGCTGTTAACAAATCTCTTATCGCAAGTCGTGGGATCGACCTAGATCGACTGGTTGTTGTCAATGTTGTTACAATTGAGGAGTTTAGGACCAAAGCTCTGAAGGCAGTTGATATATACTTGAAAAAACCTGAAGATGAACGCAAACCTTGCATGTTTGTGCTAGACTCTTTGGGTATGCTGTCCACAGAGAAGGAGATCACTGACGCACTGAACGACAAACAAGTTCGTGACATGACCAAATCTCAACTGGTCAAAGGTGCATTCAGAATGCTGACTCTGAAACTGGGACAAGCAAACATCCCCATGATCGTTACCAACCACACCTACGATGTCATTGGCGCTTATGTTCCTACAAAAGAAATGGGTGGAGGCAGTGGACTCAAGTATGCTGCATCTACAATCATCTATCTCAGCAAAAAGAAAGAAAAGGATGGAACAGAAGTCGTCGGAAATCTTATCAAGGCTAAGACTGCTAAGTCGCGTCTGAGTAAGGAGAACAAAGATGTTACGGTGCGCCTTTATTACGATGAGCGTGGTCTTGATCGATATTATGGTCTATTGGAGTTGGGCGAACTCGGTGGTCTCTGGAAAAACGTGGCAGGTCGTTATGAGATAGACGGCAAGAAAGTCTATGCCAAAGCAATCTACAAAGATCCAGAACAATACTTCACTCCTGAAGTGATGGAGAAACTGGATGAGATTGCTAAAGAGGAGTTTAGTTACGGTTCATGATTAAGGTTTTAAAGACTGGAATCAACGTATCTAAAGTCATACAACAACTGAAGAAATATCCAGGAGACTGGGACCACCAGAAGAATCTGGAAGGGTCTCAGTCTCTTGTTGACAGAGGATTCTCAGACTTGCCAGTCAGTGCATTACAACTTATAATAGGTGGTGTCAAACACAAAGATGATTTTGTGGGCGACTCTGAGATCAACATTAAAACCCCTGCCTACGCACATCATAGTGAGATCCGAAAGATCATACGCAAGCACTTTAAGAATGCAGACATTCACAGATGCGGTTTTCTTTCACTTCCTGTAGATGAGATTGTAGGAGCACATATTGATGAAGGAACGTATTATCTGAGCAGAAACAGATATCATCTTTCCATACTTGGAAGGTATCAATATTTCTGCGGCAAAGAAACTGTCATCGTTGAACCAGGAACACTTCTTTGGTTTAACAATAAACTTCCTCACGGCACGGTGAATGTCGGTGATGAAACAAGGATAACATTCGTTTTTGATATACCACATGGACAAAGTTGAAATTCTAATCCTTAGGAATCTGATTCACAATGAAGAATATCTTCGCAAGGTAGTTCCTTTTATTAAGTCGGATTACTATGAGGATTTCAATCAAAAGATTCTCTTTGAGGAGATTCTCAAGTTTGTGCAGGAGTATAATGAACCACCAACTAAGGAGGTTCTTTGTATTGAGGTAGAGAAGAGGTCTGACATTAACGATTCCTCTTTTAAGGAAATCACTCAACTCATTAGTTACCTTGAGGATGCACCGACAGACTTTGATTGGTTGGTAGACACCACAGAGAAGTGGTGTCGTGATCGTGCTATTTACTTGGCACTGATGGAGTCCATCGCACTGGCTGATGGTAAGGATGAGAATAAGGATCGTGATGCGATTCCTAGTATCCTGTCAGATGCTCTGGCAGTTTCTTTCGATACTCATATTGGACACGACTATCTGATTGATTATGAGCAACGTTACGAGTCTTATCACCGCAAGGAAGACAAAATCGAGTTCGACCTTGAGTATTTCAACAAGATTACGAAAGGTGGTCTCCCGAACAAAACACTTAACATTGCTCTTGCTGGCACTGGTGTCGGTAAAAGTTTGTTTATGTGCCATGTGGCATCTTCCGCACT